GTATGGAAAAAAGCTATCTTTCTAGCATGAAAGAAGATATAGACGTTGGCTTACCTGACTTTTAAAAACACCAGGTAGCACGTTTATAGTGGTAGAAATAAATTGTTTTTATTTATAAAGATGAAACTAGAGCTTAAAAAGTTTGACATTCGTAATATTAAAGACGATAGTGTGATTTTATTTATTGGAAAACGTAATACGGGTAAGAGTTTCTTAGTGAAAGACATTATGCACAATTTCCGCAATCTTCCTGTAGGCGTCGTGATTTCTCCCACGGAACAAGTGAATCATTTCTTTGAAGATTTTATTCCTGGTATGTTGATCTATGATGAATACGATCCCACGGTCATCAAGAAATTCGTAGATCGTCAAAGTAAAATCACCAACCAATACACTACCGAAAAGCGTAAATACGGAGGCCGCAGCGACCTAGATCCCCGGGCTTTTCTAATCTTAGACGATTGCCTCTATGACAAAACCTGGCCAGGAGATATCAACATTCGTTTCTTATTTATGAATGGTCGCCACGTGAAAACGCTCTTTATGATTACCATGCAGTACCCTCTAGGTATTCCTCCCCATTTACGCGCCAACGTGGATTACGTGTTTATCCTTCGTGAGAATCAGATTACGAATCGTGAAAGAATTTATAAACAATATGCCGGTATGTTTCACAGCTTTGACGTATTTAACTCGGTCTTAGATTCCTGCACTCAGAATTACGAATGCCTTGTGATTGATAACAAAGTGCAGAGCAATCGTCTAGAAGACCAAGTCTATTGGTATAAAGCCTCTGACCATGCCAACTTCCAAGTATGCTCCCCGGAACTATGGGATATGCAAGCGCTGGAACAAGAACGCCAGAGCATGAGCCCGAACCAACGCAATGAAGAAGAATACGATGAACAAAATTATGATCCAAATCTTATCCGTAAAAATAAAAAAGGCGCCGTTAATCTAAAAGTCTTCAAATCTTACTAAATTTAGAGCCCTCAAATCCATATGTCTATTCAGGTGGTGATTAGCAACTGTATATTCCTAAAAGCATACCACTATATCTTAAATTCACAGATTACAAGGTAGATACCTGCGAGGTTTATTCCTCTTCATCTCGGATAAAGTTATACTTTCGGGGAGCTTTTTCCTTCTTGGCCTTTTCCGCATCCTCACCTGTATCGTATCCATTCTTCTTATAAAAAGCCATCCGTTTCTTACCCTGCCCTTGAAATACCGAGAATTCATCCAGAAAGTCTATGACCAATGGCGTATATTCCCGATCCTCTTTCTTCTTCCGCTGAATCCGACCAATTGGCTGTTCAATGGACGAAACTGGAGAGCCCAATACCAGTGTATTTAGCTTGGGAATATCCATGGCTTCACTCGCCAGTTGAAATGTCGCCAAGATAATATCTTCTGCAGCTCCTTTCTCTAGCTGTTCTTTTTTCATTCCACCCACATAATAACCAATGGAGGCATAACCTTCAATCCGCAAGAGGTTCTCTAGTTCCTGCAGGTGGCCACGTCTTTCACTCAATATAAGCACTTTCCGATTCGGCTCTGCAACCAGCACCTCTTTCAATACCTGGATCATCTTATGATTGCGCGGCGCATAGTCACATACCTGATTGATCATCTTGGCAACATTGAGCTTCTTTCCATAACCCGCGCCGCCGCCCCAAAGTGAATGTTCCATAGAATAAGCTGGATTCGGGTCATAGAAAGTCACCACTTTAATCAGCACTTCACTGTCTTGTCGTTTAATCGTATAAACTGGCTTTCCCAAATGCCACTCAAATACTTTGCTCAGGCCATCTTTACGTTTTAGCGTCGCAGAGAGACCCAACATTCGCCGACAAGTGACCAATGGCAAGCAACGACTAAAGACTTCTGCCCCCAAGTGATGGCAATTATGAGCAACAATGTAATTACATATAAAGTTATGGTTGTCCTCTACCTCAATGTCATATACATGCTGCCCCTGCACGCCTGCCGCCTCAATATATTCAATATAATCCACACTCATACTATTCACACACCCAATCATGTTATCCCCCACCCGAAGCTCACTCGCCTCTTTCCATTCCTGGCTAGCCGTCAATAGACGATGGTTAGGCGTGCATTCAATCGTATGTGGCGCCCCATAAGGGTCTTTAAATATAATCCGAATCAGGCGATCGTGGTATTCTTTCTTCCAAGCATGAGTTAGCTTCTTCCATTCAAACTTTTGCGTTCCCAGATTATAGGACATCACCAGCGGCGTCTCATACCCATTCCTCCATTCGCTAAACAATTCCCCAATCGGTAGAAATCCCTGCTTCGTCAAGATGGGCTGATCATAGGGAAAACATTCGTCAAAGACGGCATAACCAAATGTCTTGAACATATCCGCGTCATAATCTCGCATGGCTAGACTTTGCAGACTCGCAATCACAATATCTTTATCTTGGACATCACACAGCTTTTGCTTAATCCGTCCAATGGCCGCCTTCGGGATATATTGCTGAATACGTTCAATCCACTGATCCATCAAGAAATTGGTATGGCATACGATCAATGTTTTCTTTTTAAAGACCGTCGCTAGGTTGAGCGCTACCACTGTATTATGCGTCACGGTAAAGTCTCCCAATAGGAACCTGCGATTGCCATCAATTTCAAACCCATAATAGTCATCTATTTCTAATTTCTCAACGGTGATTGGATCCACTTGAATAGAATGGGGATGTTTCTCAATGATCCATTCACCAGCGCGCCCACCGGTCACAGCATTATTGTAATAGACCATATAGCCCAAGGAGCGCAGCAAGAAGATCATATCCGTAGAAAAGTCCTCATTTCGTGCGACATATTCGCCATCTCTCTGTGCGCATGTCTGTAGATAACGATATACCAGGGCGCTCTTGTTAATGTATGCTATATAATCATACTGAATCGCTACATGATAGCCACAGAGAAGCGCTCTGATAGTTGCATCCATTGCTAAATACTCTAGCACGGTAAGATCCACCCGCTTAAATGTATAGATATTCATGAGTGACAAGATGTGCGATTCATTGACGACATATGCATCACATTTCTCTGGAACGATACGATACATTTGTTCCCGCCCTCGGCAAATACTGAGCACATTCCTGGATTTTGAATCGTCACCCATCAATTTATCCCCGGGCATAATCGTTTGAACCATTTTTATCTTTCCATTATACATAATCACTGGAGTATTAATACCCAAACACTTACCAAACCCACACGGCAAAGACAAGAGACCGCCCATTTTCTTCGGATCCTCGCATGCTTGAAGGAATGCTTGAACCGCAGGTTTTTGAAGGTCACGAATTTCCCCCTGAAATTCTAGATTCGGACAATCTACTCCATCGTGTAGCTGCATTTTGGTAGGTGCCCCAAATTTGTTCAGCCCATAATACTTGGGTAGATAGAGTTTTTTATCATTTTCGCGATAAACCGGAAAGGTCGTTGCGGTTTCCCCCATCATAGACATTACATTCGGTTTAACCGTCAATTCCGCCTTTAGTTTCTCAATCCATTCCTCATTTCCTTTCTTTTCAATGGCATATCCTCGTTGCGATAGATGCGTGTTGAGCATTTTAAATATCTATAAAAAATAGAGAATGCTTCAATTTTTAAGAGTCCTGGCTCTGATTGTTCTTATTACAATATCTGTCCTAGACTTTAAATTCTTATCTTTCATGCTAAAGAAAGAATGGATGTATCTTATTTCCACCCTGATTGTGCTTGTCATGATCTTTGTGGATACCATTACCGGCTTTATCCTTGCTCTGGCCATTATTACCCTCCTCATTAAAATGTATAATGTTCGCCTCCCTTGGGGTTATACTCAAAAAAATAAACACGAGAAAACCATGGATTATATTACACCGGAACATTTACGTAGCGCTCAAGACAATGTGATCATCGCCGAAGAGCAATACAATAAAGAATGGCACGGAATTCAAGGTGTCTATGGCGAACAAGTCTATGGTGCCCAAGGTCTGGAGATTCTACCCGGATTCTCTACCGAAGTGACGGACAACGTTTAGAGCTAAGCAATGCCCGATTGTCTTATGGTGGTCTCATACGGATTGCTCGCGTATGTATCTAGCTGGGGAGGGACCATTTGAGATGCGCTTCCCCGTCCGCTGGCCGCTAAAGCCGCTGCTTCTTCTCTAATTCTTTTTAAATGACCGACCGCAAATATCGTGAAAATAATGAACATAGCTAAAGACATAAGCGTCATGAAGACCGTGCCACTCAGATAAATCCGAAACTGCATATCCGTTAGTTTCGCACGCGTCATTGTTACAAACACCACAGTGATGAGCGAGAAGATAAACACAATAATGGAGAAAACCATAATAAAGAGTTTATAACTCTTCTGATATGTCCAAATAAAGAGCACGGTGAAAGCCATGGCTAAGAGCACAATGCCGACACCGATAAATGTTTTGCTCACCACTTGCTTAGAAGTCGTCTCATCTACAAACGTTTCACGTGCTGCGGATGACATTCACCTTTTCTATATGTTTAGAAGAAATTATATATTCAGTTTCCACATAAGTATATAAAGCACCAAAGCTAAAAATGCTACGCGAATAAATACATCGTAAGAAGCGACTTTCGCCAGTGCCGGGATTTTATCGTAAAGTATTTGGAAGGTCGCTGGGTAAAACATGACACCGGCAATAATAGCCGCAATGACCGCCCGCTTCGCAACATCTGTATGAAGCCAAGAAGCATCCCCTAATGCACCCGCAGAGGCGCCCGCACCGGCACCTACCATTGCCCCATTACCATAGTGGGAATGAGATGGCGCTTGCGGTGGCGCCTGCATATGCATAGGCATAGGCATCTGCGCCGGTTTTACATAACGAGGTTCTTGGGCCACTTCTTGTAGAACAGCCATTACCTCCGGATCATCTTCATGTGATTCACCCGTGATTGGTAGATTGGGATTCACTTGAATTTTGGAAATAGGGGTGCTCATCTGCATATTATTAATCTGCCATATAAAAATTAAATCATTTCAAACGCTCCTCAGCTTAGTCTTGAATCACAGCCGACGCTGCTGCACCATCCGCTGGGCATTTTACATTGGACGTTGTATAGCGATAACATTGACCATCAAATTCATGTACCTTGGTGGTCATTTCATTCAGATTGGGTGCCTTAATTAACAAGCATTTGCGGTCTTTACACACTTTTTGGAAAGTAAAGGCCAGCGCAATGCCGAATAATGCAGACACAAAGATTTGACCTGTGGTTTGATAGAAGAGACGGTCTGTTAAGCGATTCGCATTTGGTATATTCAGTTTCATCCCCTTTACCTACTAGATGATATTATTTATCGTCGGCTTAGGACATTCCGCTTTATCCGCTTTATAAACATAACAGTTGGCCGCATCGTCTTTATACACTATTTTACCTACATTCTCTGGGTTGGGATATTTAATCACAATTTTAGGCGGCGGCATACGAATATAGACAAATAGCATGCCCAGTGCGAGCCCGACTAAGAAAGCCGCCCACTGGAATTTAAATTGCGCCATATGTATTACTACTGTTGTCAGAGATTATTTATCAATTTTGGAAGTATAAATCGGCGACTTTGACATATTATTAAATTCATTCATCGTCATATTGTAGTGATTTAACCATCCCTCTAAGCTTCCCTGGTTGTTATTTTTATAAAATGTTTTCCGAAGCTTCTTAGATTCCTCCATGAATGTCTGATAACGTGCGTCATATTCCTGGCGGGGCATCTCTATTTTATCCAGATAGACCTGTTTGGTTTCTTGTTCATCACGTGCTTTCTGAATAAAATCATCTTTTAACAGTTCAAACTTTTTATGCACCATATCCAGAGAGGTGCGCCCCGTATGAATATGATCCATTAAATCTAAATAAAAAGACTGTAACATCTATTGTTATCTACTAAAAAAATTATTGCTGGGCAAGCACCCAAGGGGTTACGTCTTCAAACAGACTCTTAAACTGCACTTGTAGCTTTTGTTCATCACTGAGCTGCTCGTCGTATAGAGAACGAGGAATATACTTTACTTCTACTTTTGGTGCCGGGCATTTAGACGATTGCTGGTAATAACCTTGCACAACCAGGAACATCCCTATAAATAATAGAAATACCGCTATGGCTTTCATCTCTGTTTAAACGGTAGAACATTTTTTTACTGGGGCGCATCACTTGCACTAGTGCTGGCACTGGCCTCTACCACCGCAGCTTCCTCTTCCCGGCGCTCCGTCAGGGGGTCTTTCTTCTCCAGGTTTTCTTTTAGTTTGCGCTGCGCATCCTCAATCTTCTCCTGTTTGCGCATCTCATAGAACTCGTCCTTCAGGGTCATGTTCTCCTTGTATTGCTTCATGAGCGTGTTGAGTTGCGACTCCGCATACTCTTGCTCCTGTAGGTCCTCTGGGTTGGGAGACCAAGGGCACCATACACCCACTTGACCGACGAAAATATCAAACTTCGTGTCACCCATGCGACGTAGGAGTTCCGCACGCACTTGCGCCTCCTTGAGCGTCTCAAAGACGCCACGCACTTTAATGCCACGCACCGATGTTTGAAAGTTATTTAGTTCCTGGAATTCTTTCTCAATCACCTCGGCGCTATTACGCTTGAAGAAACGATACTGTTCCTGGAGCTCCGATCCCTTGAACAGATGCGCATTATTCTCACGAATTACATTGAGCGTATCGGTGTCATCCTTGTATTTATCTGCAAGACCGGTGAGGAGTTGATCCAGTTCAAAAGAGAACTTATGTAGATACTTTTCAAAGTAAAAGACTTCCTTTTTGTTCAGGATATCCTCGGGCGATAGAAACGATAGGCAGACATAGTTTTGACCGCGAATAGCCTTGTCTTCGTCTAGGTAATCAGTCTCTTTCGTGGAAACAATTTGTGCGTCTGCTGCAGACATAGTGGATTATATATGTTTATAAGGACTCCTTCTTTAAATAATTTTTTCTCATCTTAAAATATAAGCAACTTGATGGAATACACCTTTGATTATCAAGAAATGTTCACCCGCATCGTCAAATACCTTATTGAAGGTCTAGTGGTTGGTATCGTTGCTGCCATCCTCCCTGAGAAACCCCTCTCCATGGACAAAGTCATCCTCCTTGGCCTGACTGCCGCCGCCATGTTCTCCATCCTTGACCTGGTTGCCCCCTCCATTGGCGCTTCCACCCGCCAAGGTGCCGGTCTAGGCCTCGGCCTCAAGCTGGTGGGCTTCCCCTAAATGGACTGAATAAACTCCCAATT